ATTCATATGATAAGCAAAGCAAACAATTTATAACATAAAGATTACAAAAAAATTATTGGATGTTACAAAGATTTAGAAGTTAGGGAAGTTTCTTTAGAGTGTAGCTACCTACTGAAGCATTCAAACATTTCGTTAAGCAACTCAACAAAAAGTTTCAACCGAAAAGCATTGTTACGCAAACCTAGAAACCTATAACTTTAGACCTGAATATCTTACATATCCCGACATAGCTGCTACATCCACGATTTAAATCATTCTCTACACTGAAATTAAGTCTTAGAAACGTAGAGGAAATTCAAATGAAAAAGTATTCGAAAATTCTAATCTTAGCTTTAATGGGATTTACTGGTACCGTAGCTATCGCAGCTGACTCGATTCCAATAGAAGCCACTGCTGCAGCTGAAGCGCAACAGGTTGCTTTAGAATATGGAGATGGTAAGGACCAAAAATCCGAATCATCTGGTGAATAAAAGAAAGCCCTTAATTAAAGGGCTTTTTAATTAATTCCAGCTTGGCGTACAAGCACTCTTCCATGACAACTCAAATTGCTTTTGATCCGTCTGATTTTCTACAAGCACTATATTTTTCTGAAGCACAATGAAACGTTGAAAACCAATATCTTTACCGTCTGCTTCTTTATAGCTTACCTCTCCACACTCTCCTATTTGATTGCGGAACTTAGCTGAATCAGGATTGGGAATGAATTCTTTTGTAGCTTCTTTTGCAAATTCAAGCTGTTCCTTTTTGCTTGTTTCTAAATCAAGATGCTGACCACTAGATTCCCCGTGTCCACACCCAGCTAAAATCACAATAAAAAAGAATAAGCTTAAATTTTTCATAATATCCCCATGTATTAAGGGCGACACTTTACATTAATTTTCAATCTTATCTAACATCTAGGGAGAGTGGATTTGTAAAGTTATGTTTTACTATTTTAAGTCTTTTTAAAATTGACCCTATATAGCCAGGTGAAACTTCCACTTATCAAAAAACCGCCCCAAAGGCGGTTCTTAGCTTACTAACGTACTGACATACAAGATAAATAATAGTAGAAATAATTATTACGGCTAGGATGGAGACAAATATTTCTATTTTAGTCATAGCAGATTCATTCTTAACGTGAACTGAATATCTTTTATATCCCCATCAGATGAAAATTAGAATAACAAAAGATTACATAATCTTTATTTTTTACTATTTATTAAGTTTCATCTTAAATGTTTTAAGACTTATTACTATAAGGCAGGCACAAAAAAAGACGCTAATGCGCCGTGGATTTCTTTGTGCCTGTATGGTTTATGGGTTTATGCAGCTACGCTAAAACGCTCAATATGACCAAATACACTTAGCTCTTCATCATTAGCTTTAGAGATATCTGCCAGTGCTTCACCTTCAATTGAATAAGATCCGAAGTCCTCATGAATTAGATCAAACTCGGTATCTGGCGAAAATTCGACGCGCCATAAAGTTAAGATCACCTTATCGCCTGTAACAGTATCAATGCCTTTAAACAGCAAGCGATATTCATTACCTAGGTTAGTTGCAATTGTAGTACGTGTCTTAGCACCGGCTTTGGCAGAAAACTTAACTGAACCAACAATAGCTTCATTAAAAATGACTGTGCCGTAGACAGCATCCAGTACATATTTATCTGAAGTGATGGCAACATCCGAGCTGTCTTTAAAATCCACTTCACTTAAATTACGATGTCCTAAGTCAATCATGGCGCCAGCTTCTACAGCACCCAGAGTAATATCAGTCAGCTGAGTTTCAGGGATTTCGATTGATTTGCCACTTAGGACCATTGCTAAGTTTTGCTTTGTTACTTCTTCAAGCGTACCAGAGATAGCCACTGCAGTTTGTTTGCGTAGTACCGCATCCTTAGCACGGAGGCCGGTTTTACTTTCATAGTGATCAGTGGATTCACTAGAGATTGCGATCTGCAATTCCGGTGTATTACCAACGGGCAATAAGGCAGATGGCACACTATTAACCATCTTCGCCAAATGAAGCTCGCCTTGAAGCGAGATTAAATCTGATTTAGCCATTACTTTTCATCCCCTGTGGTTTTCTTGGCTGGAGCAGCTTTAGCTTCAGGTACTTCCTGAATCACGCCATCTGCCAGTAATTTTTTAATCTGAGCATCATCCAATCCGCCGACCATATCACCTTTTTTAAAGCGACCGACAGGCTGAGTTGCCTTGTATTGTTTCGCCATGATTGGCTCCTAAATGAATTTTTGTGATTCAAAAATTATGGTGATGTATGCAAAGCCCGGACTATACCCATCCCGAACCGATATGAAATCCAGTGTCGTGCGTGATGCTTGAGGCTGCCAACCGGAAAGCAGTTGAATCACCTTCTCAGTCAAAAGCCCCGCTTCATCACTTACAGCACGTCCATCGGTCATTTGAGATTGAGCATTGCGACACGCCACCGTAACCGCCCATTGCTGGCCGATCTGGTTGATGCTTCCACGACCTGCACTTGCCTTTTTATCTATACGAACAAAATTGACGTGTGCTGACGGCGTGACCTGTGACATCTCTGTTACGCTGACTGAATTCAACGGCGTATAGATCTTTAGAAATTCTGGAATCTCTTTCAGTTTTTCTGCAATCTCATCACGTACCGCGAAGAAGGTGCTCATCTATAAAACTCCCAACAATATCCAAAACCATAACCTCATCTTCAGCATCAAGGCCGAGTTGAGTCCGGGGCGGTAGAATCGACTGCTTAACTTTCCGATATTGACCACCCACTGCAAAAGTGATGTATTGGCCATTCTTGGGCAGGATTGTTGCGCCGTAATGCAGATGTGGTGCGTACACAACATCTGTACCCACTTCCACACCGCTTGAAAGAACATTGTGTGTGTAAGAATTCATTAGGCGGCCAGTATCACGTAGCGTCTCGCCACTTTGCAGCTTGGCTCTCCATGAAATCTTCCACGGGTTACCATCCACACCAGTACCGGTTAAGAATCGATGCTGAATACTGTTGACCAGCCCAGCACCAATCTCATCAAACAACTGGCTCTTGAGTGAATCAAAGTCACCTAATTGATTCAGCACCGCTTCAATCGGTGAACTATCTGCCTGAATGGTTATTGCAAAAGCCATAAACACCTCACTTCATGCTGGGCATTTGATCCAGGATAGAATCCCCAAATACACCACCGGTATATGAAGTGCCGACTGGCGCCGTTGAAGGTCGTCCTTTAGGTTGGTCATCCACGATCTGGTTTGTTTCAGGTAACTGAATCTGCAAATGTGCTTTGTTATCAGCCACACGCTTTAAGAATGCAATTGCGTCTTCATAACGCTGTCGCACCTCATCGGTGGGTTGCTGGAAGTAAAGACGATAGCGTGCAATGTCACACGCCATACGCTTTAAATTACTGGGCACATTGGGAAGCGGCAAAGGATAACGACCACCAATATGGCCGTTAATTTCCTCTGTCGCATCTTGAATCGCATCAGTTACTGAGGACTGAGAAGGAAGCATCGTTTTTAGATTTCCAATCTCATCACCAAATCGTGCGACCAAATCTGATTCAGTCGCATACATAGATCACCTATTTGGTTTCATCAGCAGACTTTGGGTCTGCTTTAGGTTTTGCAGCAGGTTTCGCCTTTTCAAGTTCAGCCACTTTTGCCTTTAGCTCAGCAACTTCTTGATCAGCCTTGGCCTTGTCCGCAACTGCTGCCTGATTGGCTTCAGTTAAGGTTTTATTTGCTGCTGTCAGCTCAGCATTGGCCTTTTCAAGTTCAGCCAAGCGTGCGGCCGTGCCATCTGCCTTAGGTTCTTCCGGCTCTTGATATTCTTCAATAGCCCCAGATGCTAAAAGGGCCTGAAGTTGTTTAGCTTCAAGCCCTTTGATTTCCTGACCCGGACGAAAATGTCCGATCGATTGTTTTGCAATGTACTTCGACATGTATTACTCCTTAAACGAATCCGCGACCGCCGACTAAACCATTTTTGTTATTCGGAACAGCAAGTGGAGAAGATTCAGCAAGCAATTGAATGCTTGAAGGGTTCTTTTCTTGCCATTGACCCAAATAGAATTCCAGAGCTTGGCCAAATGCTTCAACATTTTGCAATGCACAATGTGCAATCCATCCATTAGCATCCGAAACAAGACCAAAAAAGTCTTCAGGAATAAAGCGATCAGAGGAGCCGCCCATATTGTGACTCACGTCATAAGTCCAGATTTCAATGTTATCCACTGTGCCACGGAATTGGGGCTTATCAGCTTGATCGAAAGTCGGAGTTAATGGAACACTGATACCAGCATACGGCGCAATGAACTTCTCCTTGAACTCTGGATCCTTGATTAAGGTGTTATATACCTTAGATGTGGTCAAGGCCATGATAGGTGATGTACCTGAGTGCTCGATAGACAAGTCAATCATGGCTTGAATATCTTTCACTGGAGTAGCACCAACCTGTCCCCATTTAATTAATGGTGCGTAGTTACAAGCTGGATTACGCTCATAGTCCACTTCGTACATCGGGAAGTCTGCAGAAGCAAAAGTAGTTTTACCGTAGAGAAGCACATCACGCGCAATTAATAGCTTTCGGTTTTCAATTGACTGACGAAGATATAAAGCCTTTTGAGCCTGATCAATCAGCAATAGATCCGCATCAGACAAACGATTTGAACCGGTGGCAATCACACCAAACTGACGTAAGCGTGCGATAAGAGCAGTGTTCTGCACTTCACTTGGCATCACCGTCATCATTGGTTTCAGATAAGCCGGCTTAACGAATTTCACGTTGCCAGATTCACCCACTTTAATTTGACGACCTGCTGCAGTTGGGGTAACAAACGGCGCAAGTGGAGTCGCTGTATTTAACTCACCAACTGGTACTTCTTTTTTAGTGTATGAAACACGTTGTGGAAAGAAGCGATCCATCAACCAGGTATCAACTTTTTGAGTGGTATCTGTTAACAATACAAGTTGTGGCACATCCAGCAATTCAACCGGTGCATTTTGAAATGTAAAAGTTTGACTCATGTCTTAGTTCCCCACAACTTTACGAAGTTCGATTTTGTTTTTTAATGCTTGTGCGCGTACACCATCATATTGAGCGGTGGTCAGCGGCGTTCCATTCACTGTTACTACTGCAATATCAAATGCACCCTGTACATAGAGCGGCATTTCAAGATTATTTGCAGCATGGTAAGTAGCTTGCTCTGCTGTGAAATCTGATACAGCAATAGCATTCCAGTCACCAACCACACCCGTGGTAACTGCAGGATGATCTGCCACATTATTGGCACCAACAATTAGCAGATCCTCGCGCTTGTACGCCGATGCTGATTTTACTTTGGCATTCTCGGTACGCA